CCAGCACTTCGAGCTTGGCTTGGAGCCGCTCGCGTACTGACACGGTGCGCCCGTGCTGCTCGGCCTTGGCGATGATTCGCTCGACCGCTTCAGCCGCCAATCGCTGCTCCTCTGGCTTCTCGCGTTGTCGCTGCACCAGCTTCGGCAGCACTGGGATCGCTTGGCACCGGCAGACGTCAGCGCCTCCGGGGTTGCCACGATCCTTCGGGCCAGCGCCCCCTCCGATGGGGGGCTTGTCGTATCGTTGCCGCGTGCCGTGAAGCTTGCGGTGCCACTTGCGGGTATGGGCGTCGTTGACGGCCATCCACGTGTACTCGGTGATCCCGATCGCTTCGTGCCGCTCTTGGGTGAGCAGCGAGTTCGTCCGAATCACCTGGCCCACCGCGATCCGCTCGGCCTGCTTCCGGGTCACCTTCAGGGCCCGCTGGACTTCTACCTGCAGGTCTTTACCGCGTAGGCCTCTGTCGACCGCCCTCGAGATCGTTGGCGTCAGCCGTGCGATCGCTCGGGTCGGGATCGCTTTGATCGTCCGAAGCGACTGCCTGGCGAGCTCACCGCGACGTCGTGGCGTCAACTCGGGTAGTTTCAGGCCCACCTGCCGCTCGACTTCGAGGGTGTTGTGCCGCTCGACTTCGAGGGTCAGGTCCTCGACGTCACTGAGTCGCACGCCTTCGCGCTCGTCGCTCGAATCCGTGGTTAGCCCAGTTGCGATTTCGAGAGCCTTGCGCTCTACGATCCGCCACAGCCTGGCCACCAACTTGAGCGCGATTCGCTCGGCCTCTCGTGGCTGCCGCTGTGGCGCAGGTGTGACTACTGCTGAGCGCCGAGCATCAAGCGACAGTACCTGCGCCGACGGGCGGTGCGCCTTCGGTTGCTGGGGCCTCGGGCTTTGCGCCGATGGCACGCCAGGCCTTGCGCCAAGCGATGGACCCATCAGCGGATGCCTCGGGGATACGAACCCGCTCGACCTCGCACAGCCGGCAACGATTCAGGCTCCCGTGGTCGCATCGCTCCACCCCGAGCTCGGTCATCTGTTTCGCCAAGTCGGTTGCCCATGGGTTGATCTCCAGCTCGTCCGTGGACTCGTCTTCGCCGCCGAGCTCGGTCAATGCCGTTTCGGACGCTTGCGCTTGCGCTACCGGCTTGGTGGACTCGTCACCACCGTAACGGGACGCGCGAACCTCTTGCGGAGTCAGCACCGTGGCGGTGATGTAGCCCGTGTCGGTCTGCATGTTGATGTTGTCGATCTCGGCCAGCTCCTTGTCCGTCGGGGGACGGAGAGACGGCCATTCAATCGACCAGCCTTCAGGCTCGACCCCTTGCGTGGGGCCCGCCTTCGCCGCGAACACGCAACGCATGATCCGCTCGATTGGCGGCTGGAGCTCGAACACGCGCTCATGATCGCATCGACGGTCCCAGATCGCCCGTTCGGCTTCGCCCGTGGCGTTGAGCCCTTGCGGGGCCTGCCCCATGAGCACGCTTGCTGGCATGTTCGCCGCGGCCGCGAGCCGCATCGATGCGCGGTCCAGCATCTCAGCCACTCCGGTGAGCGCCCCGATCTGTGACCGCACGAATTCATCGTTATCGGCATCCAGCAAGATCGCGTTTACCGCTGACCTCGCCTTGTCCATGGCCTCGACGCGAGTCTTGATTGCCGCTTCCCCGTCGGGGGAGAGCAGCATCTCTAGCAAGCCCTTGAGCTTGAAGATGTTCTGATTCGCGTCGCCAAGAATGGCTGCCGCCTGGGCAAACATCCCGTTGAACTGCGCGAGGACCCGAAGGCAGCGAAGCAGAACACTTGCCCCGGCGCCGTTGCGCGCCATCTGCGATCGCTTCGTCGACCGAACCCCGTGGAACAAGATCAGCCGAGACCGGTGCACAATCATGCTGGACTTGCGCCCCGGCGTGAGACTTTGCACCCGATAGGTGATCGGCTCGCCGAAGTGCGGAGCCATTGCGTCGTCTTGCCACTTGTTCGGCGTGAGCTCCTCGCGCTCGAACGTGGCCAGGTAGTACACCTGCTTGATGTTCTGCTCGATCAAAGGGAGCGAAACGTCGAGCCCGTCGTCTGCCCCGATGAGCATGGCGGACAGGCCATAGAGGCGCCCCCACTTGCGGCACTCACTCAGCTTGCTGGTGACTTCGAGCCGGTCGATGTCGTCGTTGACCCGCCCTTGCGCTACTGGGTCGAGCTGGGTCTTGCACGACCAGCCCTCGGATAGTGCCTCGTCAACCACCGCATCCACGATGCGGCTCGACATGTCGTCTTCATCGTACAGCGCCGAGAGTTGCTCTGCCTTCCAGAGCGATTCGGTGTTGCCGTAGAACGCAAAACCGGCGCTCTTGTCGCGTGGACCACCCACGCCGGTGACCGGGTTCATCCACCCATCGGTGGTGTGCACCTTGACTCCGTTCACCGCTGGCGGCTTCGGAGGGTCGCTGAACAGGTTGTCAATCATCGTCCGGAGGTCGTTGCTCTGTGGTAATCAAGCCAGCTTGGTGCGTTGTGACCAGCGGCCTTGAGCGCCAGCGCCATTGCCCACGCGCTATCAGCGTGGCCAGCCGCGGTCCGGGGGGCGTCGTATCGGACGTTTCCAGCGCTGGTCACAATCCGCTGAATGGCGGACAGGTCCAAGCGGAGCTGCGTCGCGACGCCTCCACAGTTCCCCGGCATGTCGGGCATGCTCGGAAAGCTCGAGTCGTCTTTTGGTAACCGAAGCGTGCCGTCTTTCACGGCCGAGTAGAGGCTCGTTGCCATCTCCTCTTTGCTGCCCAAAGTGAACGTCACCGGGAACACCTTGTGCTGCCCGTGCTTGACCGCCATGCGCTCAGCGGGGAAGCTCCCGATGCCGGTTGAGTCGACGCACAACGCGCGAAGGCTGAAGCGCTTGAACGCGCGCTCAACCATGTCGTCTAGGCCGTCCGAGTCCGTGCGCTTCTTGGTCTCGACGTAGACCGTTGCGTTTACGGAACCATCGCGTTGGAGCACGACCAGCACCGTCCGATCCGCCTCTTTGCCGACGTCCAATCCGGCGAAGCACGGGCCAGCCCCGAAGGGGATGCGGTCCGAAAGGCAATCATCGATCAGCGCGGTCGGCAGGTACTGCAGCGACCCGTCAAGGAACTGACACCGAAACAGCTGGTTGAAGAGCCGCTGGTCACCCTTGGCGATCGTCCAGCATCGGTCCAGATCCACCGGGTAGCCATCGGCCACTGCCACATCGATCGGGATCTCGTGGCGAGACCAGCTCGAAAGCGACTCGTCCTCACCGACCTTCGTCCAGAGGTCAGCAAACTCGTTGCCGACCCCGTTGGGTGTGCTCGAAACCCGCAGCATTCCACCGAGCGTTGTCACCGCAGCGGCCGCATCCCAAACCTTACTCGCGTGCTCTTGGTACGCGTACTCGTCGAGAAACACGTTGCCAGAAAAGCTTCGCCCACCGGTCGATGGTAGCGACAAGATGCGCCCACCGCTCGCAAACACCATCTGCGTCGCGTTGTTGCGCTCCGGGGTTAGCGACATCCGGCAGCCCAGCTTCGCTAGAACCGACGCGTGACGCTTGCACTTGTCGAGTACCTCGTCTGATTCGAGCTGCCCGCTGCTGATAATCGTCGTGGTCTCGCCATGGAATGCGCCCCGGAGGACTGCAAACCCGGCGGTCGTGTGCGAAAGACCGATCTGTCTCGACTTGTTGCAGACCGCTTGCTGGGCCTGGTCGAGTAACCAATCGAGCTGGAACCGGTAGAACGTCGAAAGCCAGGCGCTTAGCCCGGCGAACTCATTCGCGGGAAGCGCTCGCTGGTACCGCTCGATCGTTGCGTCGTGGTTCACTCGGCATCGTCAGTCGCTTCGGGCGCTTCGTCGTGGTCCGCATCGATCTCGGTCTCGTCGTGGGCGCTCTCCTCCGGAGCAGCCTGCGATGCCCGCTCACCGAATGCCTCACGCACAAGGCGCGCTGCCGTTGCCGGGTTGACCTCGACTTCGAGCGGTCCACCACCGGGGCCCGAGAGCTCGCCACGCTGCGGAGCGTCGAGCCCGAGGATCTTCGCCCGCCGATCGTCCAGCTTCACCAGCCGATCGATCGCTGCAACGTCGCCAGTCTCCACAGACCCCATGATCGCCTTGGTCGCGACGTCGTTGCGAGCCAGGGACATCGCCCGTTCGATCTGGATCGCC